CCTCCACCTGCTGACTAAGCAGGAAAGTGCGGTGAATGATCAGCTGTAAGCCAACCACTTAACCCTATAACCAAGCGGCTCATCGTCGTTAACCCGGGGGGTCACCCCAGGGGACCATCCTTGCGGATGATCGTCGACGGAGCCGTATAGGGCCGTTGCCAGCTGTACGCTCGCGTGAAAGTGCTTCCACCCGACTGATTGGCCGGGCATGGGCACGATCCCGCGGACGTACCTAACACCGTCCACAATCTTTACGGTCCAACGATCTTGCGAATCGTGCACAACCGCATCCCCTAAATCCCGAGGGCCACGAAGGCCTTTAAGACTATAAGGAAGCAGGTCAAGCAAGAGGAACCATGATCGGTGCAGGTTATAAGCGCTCCAAGGAGCGCCGTCACCAGCACACAGACTGTAGAGTGCGTTAGCCGCCTTGATAGCTTCTGTTGGGCATTGGTCGACATCTGACTTCATGTAGTAAGGGGTTACCCTGTACCCATTGAAGTAGTCGCCGCCACACGACTCCCTGAAGACGCCCGTGAGGAACGTCTTACGAGGGTTAGTGGTAAACCCGAGGAAAGCTAAGGCAGGTAGGAGTAACTTCGAGACGCCCATGGGGACAATTATATCATCCCCATAGACGTAGACATTAACCCCCGGGGAGGGAGTCATCCCACCCATCTCCATCGCCGAGCAGGCGATAGAAAGGAATAAGCAAGTCTCTAGCTCAAAAGTGTACCCGTTTCCCATTGACGAGAACTTTTCCAGACGATGCCACCGCCCCTCGACCAAGGTCTTGGGGCTGCGCAGGGCGTCAAGGTTCGCGAACCAATGGGGGGGAGTCACCAACTTCACCAAGTTGTAACTCATCGTGTCGCTGGCTGATTTCAGATCAATAGTCTCTGCAAGACCGCTTTTCGAGGCGGCACGCGCAACCTGCACGTGTTTTTCCTGCATAGACCCAAGGTCATAGAACCGGCCGAGACACCCAGACCCCTTCATGGCACGGCCGAAGCCGAGCTGGTAGAAGAGGTTTAAGGATGGCTCAACAGCGATTCCACGGTCCTTGGTTGCGTCCTTGGCCACAGTCGTGAACCGGTTTCCCGGCACAACGTTAAGGTCAAAGCGGCGTTGATCCAAGGCAGCTTGGTGCCAGTTAGTCTGATGCCACAGGTGTAAGAACCCAGTGGCTCCAGAGGTGAGGTCGACCGCACGGGTCATTTTATCGGGGATGGTCGTCAACTTCCCGACGTTTCCGAGGGTGCTACCGGGGCCGAATCTGCCATCGCCCGCCGAGGGCGGAGGCATAGACCCCAACAAGCGCCTCATCCATTTTCGCACGCACACGAGGAATTCGTGTACGCGTTGCCCGTAATGACGCGAGTCAAAGAGCAAAGGAGAAAGACGTTCGTTGGTGCGGTAGCAATCCCGCTCCGACTCAAAGAAGCCGCGCCTAGCGGCCTCAGCCCTGTCAACTGAGGTGTCCAACCCTGGATGCTTCCGTAGCAGATTTACAGCTGCGTAGTCAGCACCGAAAAGGTAGGGCTCGGTGTCGAGGTAGTCAGATGGGCGGATCCGCAGATTTGCGAGATCGTCATGCTCACCGTACTTCAGGCGCATTGCTATACCTAAAGCAACAGGAGTCCCTAGCCCCTCCAGAACAGAGAGGGCAAAACGCTTCGTATTGCGCGAGAGCATTTGGAATGTTCCCAAAAGTGAAGGTTGTTACGACTTACGTCGCAGCGAATCCAGCACGAATACAGGAACGCGGCAGGGCTGCAACCAGCAAGTTCGTGAACTGATTGACGGCCTCGTTGAGGTCCGTCTCAGCCACGTTCTGCGGAAGCAGGGCCGAAAATTCCAGGGGGATCGTAGCAACTTGGCGAACCACGTTGTCCGACCCGGTGACGACGCTCGGGAACTTGGCCTTGATCGTAACGCGACGGGCGGTCTTCGGACCGTTGTACGCGCTGACCATGGACACTTCCGGGCGGAATCCGGGGATGGTACTCACGGAATTGGACCGCCAAATTGCCGACACGCCGTCGCCCGAGGAGGGCGCCATAGCAGTGTAGGTGATATCAGTGGTCCCGTCGTACTTCTTGACGACAACATCAGCCATTGCAGGCATAGTAAGACTCCTTAACAGGAAATTGCTAACCTTGCGGTCAGCGGGTGTGGTTGTCACGAAGCAACAGCGTCAGCAAGCTGATAGCTGTCACTCCGCGGGTTAAACTCGGGTTCTTGGCAATTACGCCAAGGCCTCGAGTCCGCGGGAGGTTCAACGACCTCTCCATGCTCACGTACTCGCTCCTCATGCCGGTTGGGCTAGAGGTGCGTAATACTACGCCGTAAGACGAGGAGAACTCGTTCTGGAGAGATAACCCGACGAAGCTAGTTAGCGAGGCCAACCAACCGCCTAAGTTAACAAACCAGTCGATCACGAAGGAGAACGGGACAAGTTCCCACGCGACCAAGGCCGGATTGAGTAGTCCGGCTTTGTTGAGTAAAAAGAGATCCGGGTCGTAGACAGCCACGTCGGCGCCGTAGGTTATACGGTGCATGTGCGTGTATTCGTCTTGACTCGGCCCCTGGTTCTCAACCCAACGAACGACGCTTGTCCCCTTGCCGCGAAGGCGGACAGAGGGTAAGGGGTCGTTCAGGAAGCCAACGGCGTTGTAAATGTCGTTGACCAGAGGCTCCCATCCAAAGTGGTACTCAAGCCAGTGGCCCCCGAATGAACGGGAAGTCGCTCGCCAGCCACGGGGCCTCTTAACACCAAGCGCTCGCCACGCTGCAGACACGTCAAAGCGTCGCACAGCCAGTGAGAAATCACGAAGCTGGTTGACTCTAGACAAAATCATAGCGTATGCTTGCTTACGCTCGGCGAAGTTAACAGCAAGGTTCACGCCTTTGCTGATGGAGTCCATCAGCTCGTCGTAAGCCTTGTCGCTAGCCTGGGTGATCACGCCTTTATTGTCGTTAGAAGGCGATACAGCCCAGGAGTGGTGCCACAATGAAGTCAGTTCGACTTCTAAAGGCCACGTACCGTAGAACTTGTAGGGAAGGGGCTTATCGCGCCGATTCGATCTGTACCACGCACGATAGTAAATCGGGCCACCGGCAAGGTGGCGATCGATCCTTTTCGCGAATGGGCCAGTCACGACGCGAGCCCTTTGCTCCCGTACAAGCTTAGAACGCGCCAAACGATCAAGGCGTTGTAACGCCCTGCGTTGTAGGTGCCGCTGAAAGCGGACATCTGCATGATCCACTTTACCTCCTTCAGAGGGATTGTGGACTCTTGGAGTGGTGCGCTCGCCCGAAGGCGACAGGCTGGCAGGGTGCCAGCCTGGGAAAGACAGAACTTATCACGTTAGGCGGGAGTCCAATTCCGCCCCCGTGCTAGAGGTTCAAACCTACCGGGGTTTATTCCGGTGAGACAGGGACGACCC